AATACCAAAACTACTAATATAATCGGCTGTCGCAGGCGAATATTCTGCTAAATTAGCTTTTGCTGCGTCATAAATTGGCGCTGATGAATACCCCATTGCACCACCATCTTGAACAGGTGTTGGCATATAGTTACCTGCACCAGTTCCCATTCCGAAAGCTGCAGCCGCATCTTGTGTGTTTTGAAAAGCTGCGTCTTGCATTGGGCTAAATGCTGCAACATCTGGCCCCCTATATTCCGCATATGGCCTTGCCGCTAAATCTTGAGACATTCCAATCGCTTGCTGCAATCCAGTCTCAAAAAATGCAGGCATTGTTCTGTCTGTATTTTCTCTGCCACCTTTAGCCATCGCTAAACTCCTTTAAAAAACTTACATGCTGCAATTTCCAATCTAAAGGTGCTAAAGGTTTTTTCCAACCTATGCGTCCAGACATTGTTGCCGCAGTACAGCCATGTTGTTTTGCCCATTCTTTTACATCATTGTCCATATCTAGTATTTGATCCAATTCGCCGCCTGCTAAGAATATGTTTAGCACCTTTTTTCTTGGATATATCACAATTTCTGTGACAATGCACCCCCTTGGCGCTGCCCATAATTGCATTGTGCCTTTTGCTATACTTTCTACAATATCATCAAAATGGTGTGTACCACCTGTATATTCCAAAGCCGCCTCTATCCAAGGGCGGCATTTCTCTAAATCATTTGACAATATTGTATCTTTAGGCATTTACCATGTAGCCAATGCTACCCTCTTCCAAATTACGCTACTTCCATCATAATCGGCAACACAAATATAAATGTAATTTGTATCCCATGCTATCATTCCAGTTACATCTCCTACGCTACCAGTATTTGCACTAGGCGTAGGTTGTTTAGTTGCGATCTGTCTAAAAGCATTATCGCTAGACACAACTGCATATTTTTTAGTTTGATCCCAAAGAATAACGCCATTTTCTGATGGGTTATCATCTGCCGATTTGAAATATAATTTTCCTAAATTACGCTGTAAATAATTACTTAGCTGCCTACCCCATTGCGATAAATCCTCACTTATAACAGGCAGAATAGGAGCAGGCATTAACGTGTACCCCCTATTGTAGCTTCAAGCCTCATTATACCTACACGCCAATCAGCAGGCTTAACACCTGTTACCTTCATGCGTACTTGCCTACCACTAAACCTAGCATCTGTAGGATTGGCAGGCGTAAATGGACCATGTGATGTTTCCGTATCGTTAGGATGATACCTTGTTTTAAAGGTCATACTTACGTCACCTTGCGTAACTTCGTCAGGAATAATTGACGTAACGTACATAATGTTTTCACCAGTGCCAGCCGATATTGGCCCTGTTTCTGCAAAAATAGCACCGCTATCCACGTTATAACCAACTTCGTGTTCTTTTATATTAGCGTGCGTGCCGTCATAATCTGCCATAAATGGGTATCTGAACACGCCTCTAGCCTCGCCAGATGTTCTTGATAACTCACCAATCATCCAATGATTTTCGTTGTAATCATAAGCAACATAGCGATTTATTTCTATACTATCACTAGAGGGATAAAACCACCAAACTTCACCATATTGCGGTATGCCCATTGCCCATATTTTAGTTTGCTGAGAAGTGTTAATGTCGCCAAATATATAATCATGCACATCGCACTTAATAGTTTGTACTGTGTTACCATTAAACAAAAAGAAGTTTTCCTGACCAATAAAGAACACGCCCCTATCAGTATCTACCGCACCACGCATCGTAACAGTTCCGCATGATGTACCAACACGCTCAAAGCCATAAACATAGGGTGGCCCTTGGTAACGTGCTGTGTGAGCATCCGTATCAGTTAAAATAAGTGTTTGGCCTCTTGTTCTTATAGCTTGCATAATTTGACCAGAAGTTTGTAACTCTATGTCGCCTGCCTCATTGGTAGCCGCAGGCGTCCAAGCGTTTCTATCTTCTCTGTCGCACCAAGATATTTTACGGCTATTTCCACCAGAACCTAATGCAAAGATAAAACGCTCTTCAGTCACAATTAAGCCAAGATTAGATAATGGTGCGCCAGTTATTGGTGTGGCTACTGTAGCTAGTTTTAGAGATGTTTCAGTTACATTTACGTTTTGCTCTGCATTAGTCGCAGGGTAAATTTGTATTGTAATGCCAGTATCGTCTGTGTCGAACCTATAGAAACTATTGCCAATAGGTAAGGTTTCATCAAGTAAAACTGTCGTAGTTGTTGTGCCTAAGACTTTAACCTTTAGTGATGGTATTGTTGACGCATCACTATCAGCATCAGGGTCAGTAACATTTATTGTGAAATGATATTTAGCACCGTTAGTTAAACCAGTTATAGCTTGCTGTAAATTAGCAGCCGTTGTGCCTGTCCACTTGGCCTAACCACCACTTATAGCCCAACCAGTTCCTAGCGTCCAATCTGTGCCTGCCGAAAAACTGTTATTAGTTATAAGCTCAGAGCCGCTTGAAACACCCAATCCCCACTCTAAAAGCCTACCATCATCATAATGGCAACCTACCATAAGTTCGCCAAAATTATCTAAACTCCAAAACGTAGCTGGCTCTGGAATGGCATTTGCAAGTTGCTGTCTTGGCGTACCCCAGAAACCAATACCGTATGGGCCTTTACCATACCCAGCAGATACAGCCGCATCTTTACGTCCAGTTGCTAAGTTTTGAGGTGTAATGTCGTAGCACAAGCCACCACCTGTCATAGCAACCAATGCACTATGTGAGCCACCCACCAACCAAGTGCTAGTATTTAAAGCTTCCCAAGCGTGCATACCTCTAACTGGTTGTGTGGTAAAATCTTGCTTTCTATCTTGCCAACCACCAATAGGACGCAATGAACCGTCTAACCATCTGACTAAGCTACCTTCGCGCCATCTGCCAGATTGCTCATAATCTGTGCCTATTCGGTAAAATCCAGATGGTATGTCCAAAGGTACTAAAGTCATATTAAGCCAATTTCATTATATACGCCAAAGCATAGTAAGGTGGTCTGTTTTCGTGAGCGCCACCACCGCCTGCGTTATCAACAGATAATGTGTGAGTATGTGCGCCGCCACTAGCAATGGTTACAGTGTGAGAGTGTGACCCTGCCGAACCTGTTGTTTTAGTTTGTAAGCCGTTTGGGTTCCAAGTTGTAGCATTAAAGTCGATGTCTATGCCCGGACTTAGTGCGCTTTGTAAGACATAACTATCAGTGTAACTATGCGTGTGCGACCCTGCACTGTTTGTCGTTCCAGTGTGCGTGTGTGCGCCACCGCTTGCAGCCGTACCTGTGTGGCTGTGGGCAGGAATATCGCCAGTTGCTAGTGTAACTGTATTTGCACCGCCACTGTTTCCAACATTGTAAGTTCCACTGCTATCAGCGTCAGCCATAACGATAAACTTACCTGTTAAGTTAGGTGTGCCGTTTGAACCGTTACATAATGCCCAACCAGTTGGAATAGCAGATACCGCACCTGACCACATAATAATGCCACCAGTAGGCATTGCCTTGTTAACGGCTGTGTCAAGTAAATCAAAATTACTATTGAGAGTATTTCCCCATGTTGAATCGCTACCCCCCACTGTCGGCTTCGTTAAACCTAAATTTGCTGTCGTAGACATATTAAATTCCTTTTCTTAAACCCAACGTATCATTTTTCTAAGCATCCGTCCACGTTCCTGACGCTGCACCATCATCCACCCATGTACCTGTTCCAGCACTGTCATTAGCCCATGTGCCTTGATCTTGTGCGTCATCACTCCAAATGCCGTCACCTTCGCAATATCCTGCCAACCAATATCGCTTGCCTGCAAATACAACATTCGCTCCTACTGCATTTGGGTCAATCTCTACATATGGGTTTAATGCAGTCATTCAGCTTCCTGTATCTCGTTGCCGTCTTCTTCCGCCCACTCAAGGATGGCTGCGTAGTGACGGTTTGCTGGGTCCATTGGAACTGCCATGTCTTGTCCGTTTATTGTGGCTTTAATATGGTCTTTGCTACCGTCCAT